TGATGATCCCGCAACATTTTGGCATGCTGAAACGAATGGAACAGATGATCACAGATATGATGGAACTGCTGATGCAGCTGGTGGGCGTCCATACGGAGCGGGTTCAATTTCAAATTTTGACCCGACAGGTATAAATATACCCGGTGAATGGGTACAATTAGAATTTCCACACAAATTAAAAATTTCAAAGGTTCACATACGAGCACGTTCTAACCAGGAAGATCAAGCCCCCAAAGATTTCGCCTTTTATGGGAGTGACACTGGCTCAGCTGGAAGTTGGACCTTAATTCAGTCATTTACGGGGGAAGCACCACAGGACGATGGTACATCTTATTATGCTATAACATCGAATCCGGCACATTATAAGTATATACTTATGTTGATTACGCGAACTGTTGGGACCACTGCAATGTCAATGGCAGCACTTCAATACTTCGGCACAGGCGTCGACTCGATCCCCATCCAGATCGGTGGTGGGAACATCGATAAGGTGGCGAACTTTAGGGTCTACGATAAGTTTGTTGGGGAGGACCAAGCCCTCGAGATTTGGGATGCCCAAAAGGACGCCTTCCGCGGAGTTAAAAACTCCGTGACCCTCCACAAGGGTCGCCTCGGTATAGGGACCACGGAACCGGAAGGAAGGTTGGCGGTCCTCGACGAGCCTAATGGGCTCGAGGAGTTTCCTCCGAGGGCTATGACAGCGGGTGAGACATACTTTGAAGGTCATGGTGTGTTTAAAGCAAGTTCCGAATGGAATAGAAATTCTGATTACGAACCTTTCGCAGCATTTAATAAATACACAAACGACATCAACGCTATTGTATCACAAGATCGCATGTGGTGGTCGAGTGTCAGCACCTTTACTGGTAATCCAGGTGTGTTTAATGGTGACACTACTAAAAATATAGGTGGATACACGGGTGTCGGACTTAAACTCGAAATGCCATACAGTATATTATGCAATCGTATTGATCTGTATCCTAGAAATCCGTACGGATCTCCACCATATTCACAAAATCCACGTGCATTTAAGTTCATAGCGAGTAAAGATAATGAATTTTGGGATTTATTACACGAAGAGACGAATTTCGTCGATACAGGGGGGCATGCACATCCATTTCATATCAACACGACCCAATACTACAAATATTTTGCGATTATCGTAACAGGTGTTGCGGGTAACACTACACTTGTATCATTTGTAGATTTACAGTTCTTCGGCACCCGTGAGCAGGGTCAATCCGTCCTCCACGATGGCCAACTGACCCTCACGAAATCGTTAAATGTTCCCCGAATTGGGCCGGCTCTCGACGCGGACGATACACCCCGTCGGGACCGACTCGTGGTGGAATACAATACCTCGACGAACCCCACGTTCGAGGGGGGTGTCAGGGACACGAGTGGGAGGGGGAATGATGGGGTGTTCTACGGTGGGGCGTCGTATGATGCTACGGAGAAGGCGTTGGTGTTTGATGGGACGGATGATTATGTTTTTACTGGTAATCTCCAAAATTCTGGTGGTGATATAGATTTCACGATTTCGATGTGGATAAAACCAAATGCGGTTACCTCAAGCGCCCAGTCTCCATTTCTACTTGGTAAAGAGGTAACAAACAAAGCGGTTGGATTGAATTTTATCAGTACCGATGTAGATTTCTTTGTTGTCGGAGGTGTTGCTTATACACTGGCACCTACAAGTGGTATATTTGATACTGGGTCATGGAAGCATTTTATATTATATCGTAGAGGTGGTTTAATGGGAGTTTATGTAAATGGTGTATATATAACACCAAGCGTGACAGGTTCTGGTTCCTTAGACTTACCCCAAACCACTCAATTTACATTGGGAAATAGAGATGGCACCAATTATTTTAACGGCTCCATCTCCAACTTCAAACTCTACGACACGGCCCTCACCGCCGAAGAGGTCAAGACCCTCTACGATATGGGTCGCACGGGGAGTGTGGCGAACCCCCAACCCCTTCATATCGCGACACCTTTGTATGCTCCGGGGACGATCGTTCAGGTTGAGCAGTCTATAAAGCGAGATGATTCGAGTACTGCGAGTACTTCTGTGAGCGATATACCCGGTCTCAGTGTGACTATACACCCTAAATTTGCTACCAGTAAAATTTTGGTATCGTATCAAGTAAATATGGGTGGAAACTATCATATGTTTCTTAGAACAAAACGAACTCAAAACGGTACAACTACGTATGTGGGGAACGGAAATGCAAGTGGTAATAGACCCCTTGCCTCGAGTTATCAAAGTCACCTCCACGCTGCTCACGTAAATTCTATGAACATGGAGATTTTAGATCCAGCAAACGGAACGGATCCGATTACATACCAGTTACAGTTTTGGGTTTCGCATACCAATTATACAGCGTATATAAATAGATCATTTGACAATTATAACAATATTTATGGACCGGCTGCTCAGTCAAGTTCCATAACTGTTAAAGAAGTGTGTCAATAATATTCTAAAGTAAAAGTAAATGGATATAGCGTTGATCTTATCCGAATATTATAAAGGTCAGGAGTGGACTATACACGGTAATACATACGAAGCCTTAATTTGGTACGATGACAAGAACTCTCTCCCAAAACCAACCCTCGAAGAAATAACTGAAAAATGGAATGAATATGTAGCGGCCCAACCCCTAAAGGAACTCCGCCAAGAACGCGACGTTCTCCTCACTAAAACGGATAAGTACGCCCTCCCTGATTGGCCCCACGCATCTCTCGCGAAACAAACGGAGTGGATTGAGTACCGCCAGGCTCTCCGCGACCTTCCCAATGCGACAGAGGACCCAGCGAACCCTGTTTGGCCCACTGTTCCAACTGCATAGCAGTTGTCCCACACCTAATAACACGTAAATCATTTCTTACGCTATATTAGATGTCGATCAATAATTTGAATACGTTCCTGAATGTGAAAGATTCACATCTTCGGGTGGTTTCAGGGAACGTGTATGCGACAGCTATGAATATCGGCGGTATAAATGTTGATGTTGCACACGGCCTCCAGAGCGTCACCAATCAGGGAAATGTCACGGCAACCACACTTCAATTCGACAATGCGACGACGGCTTTCACGACAACCGCGAATGTCACGGTAGGACGCGATCTCACGGTCACCGGGAACGCTCTCGTTTCCTCGAATTTAACCGTTACGGGGAACGCCGTTATTTCAGATGACCTCACAGTTACAGAGAACCTTCTCGTCTCCAATAACCTCACGGTCACCGGGAACACCTTCTACACGAACCCCGCCGCAGTCCTCGTGGACTCCAACGTGGTCACCGAATACACGGGACCCCACGATCGACCCCTGCGGAAGTACCCGGAGGTGGCTATGACGGCTGATGTTGTTGCCAATGACTCCGCGAACACATATACACAAGCGGGGTATACGGTGACGGCGAGTAGTCAATATATAGGAAATGGTACGATTTATAGGGTATGGAAGATATTTGATGAAAAACTTGGTGGCTCGCCTGCAGGTGAGACGTGGATACAAGGCGACCTTTCGGCGTATGATATTAATGGAGACTATGTATTAAGTCCCGCTAATAACTTAGGAACGGGTGCAGATGATGGTGAATGGGTTAAATTGGAATTACCAAATAAAATAACACTGGAACGTATTCACATTACACCGCGTGATTCGAATCGTGAACCCGAAGATTTCAAGATATACGGATCTATCGACAATGTAAATTGGGTAGAAATACTTTCCGAGACGGGTGCTTCTCCAGCTATCACGACTGGTACATCGTACATGGTTGATGTTAGAACCACGTCGTATAAGTATTTGGGTATGGTTATTAAGAAAATCGTAGGATCTGGTTATTTCGCTATTGACAATCTAGAACTCTACGGCTACGAAGAAGGCAGTGGCTCCCTAGACACCACCCTAAAGTCCGTGTACAACGTGCCGGCGACCACGGGGACCCAGTTGGAGGTCTACTATGATGGGCGGGACTACACACAGACTTCGGATTTCACTGGAACTGGTGGGGTCGTCGATAAGGCGGGTGGAGACCAAGATGGGACAGCCGGAACTGGTGTCACATTTGATACCACATATAAGGCATTTGTATTCGACGCATCTGGAAGTGGAACAGTCACTACAAGTAAGATAACTAGTAGTACATTACCTTCAACATTTGTAGATAACGCACATCATTCTGTCGCGATGTGGTTTAAATTAGATACGATAACAGGGGAACACACACTGTTCACGATAAAAGATAACACTAATGGATTCTCATACCAGACTCCACACGTTGTAATTGATGAGGGAATATTGAGATATGATTTCTGGTCTAATAATATTCAATTACTTGACCAGATAGTAGCAAATGAATGGTATCACCTTGTGATTACGTTTTCAGGTGGAAATCATCAAAGTGGCACAAAGTTTTATATAAATGGTGTACACAATACAAATGTATCAACACCTTCAGGGACCGATAATTTAGATATACAAGTGAATAGTGTGGTATATCTCGGTGGTAGTATATCTTCATATGAAAGAGGTATCGACGGTTCCGTCGCGAACTTCCGTCTCTACTCCAAGGCCCTGAACGCTGGGCAGGTTCAGGAACTCTACGATTACCAAAAGGATTACTTTTTGGGGTCCAAGTCCCAAGTGACCTTGTACAAGGGACACTTGGGCGTGGGGGTCACCGAACCCTCGGGCCAATTGGAACTCGCGGGAGATGAGCGGATTCAAGAATATCCTCCTAGGGCGTTGACGGGCTACGAAACTCTGATGGAGGGTCACGGTGTGTTTTGTGCGTATGCGAGTAGTGGATATACAAGCGGGTCTACCCAAAATCGTCTTGCGTATAAGGCGTTCGATAAGGCGTCTGGTTCAGGTGGTTTAAATGATATATGGCAATCGGTAGATAGCCTGTATAATGGAGGTTCAGGGACAAACCAGCCATACACAGGAAGTGTCAGATTAGCCGAAAACTTACCAAAAGGTCATTATCTAGGTCTTAAAATGCCCTACCCTGTTAAAATTACAAGCTTCGTCATGGGGGCATATTTTAATAGTGGATACAGAGCCGTTGGAGACGGTTTAATTGTGGGGCGAAACACAAATAATCCTACATGGGAAGTTGTCCATACCCTCACCAATAGTTTCATGGCAGGTGTAAATGGATTTAATATAGCGACCAATGCACCGGCAATTCTCATAACTACACCATCTATTCCAATTGATAATACTAAATACTATGATGAATATGCTTTGGTGGTGACAGGTACACTAGGTTCCACCCTGGTTACTGTATCTGAATGGCGTCTCTTCGGCACCCCCGGTCCCACGACCCTCGATAAGGGTTCGTTGTCTCTAGGAAGGTCCCTCGATGTTCCCCGCGTTTCGCGGTACGACGTGGATACGGAAACCCCGAGACCCGAGAAGTTGCTGGTAGATTTCGATACCACCGTCAATTCCTCACCCACAGATATCTCGGGGCGGGGGAATCACGGGGTGTTTAGAGAAAGTGCCTCCTACTCCCCAGCGGATAAGGCGTTTAATTTGGATGGGACGAATAAGAACATTCGAGCGGAGTTAAATAATACCGAAACAGGTAATCAGTATCATAGTGTATCCTTATGGTTTAAAATTTTGTCGGGACGGAGCTCAAATTGGAGAAATATATTTGAATGTGGTGAAAATCCAAGATCGGGGACTTCTGATATTAGTTTATACATTCCGGGTGGTCAAGATAAACTATCATTTACAAACGGTGTTGTACATATGTATAGTGATACACTCACAAATCTTTACTTTCAATGGCATCACATCGTGTTAACATATGATGGTGCGAATCGAAATATGTATTTAGATGGTGCGTTAATTAAAACACTCGCAACTACATCATGGGCTGGAGTAGCAAATATGTCGCTGACATTGGGAAAAAATAACGCATCCAGTGCTGGGGGTGAAGGTTGTGATTGTCACGTTTCTAACTTTAAGTTATATTGGCAGACAGCTCTCGAACCCTCGGAGGTCAAGAAACTCTACAACCTCGGCCGAACCGGGCGGTCCATGGTCATCAGCGACACGGCCGTCGGCATCGGGAAAGTCCCTGAAGCCCAGTTGGATGTGAGGGGTGTGGCGCGACTGGAACGATTGCTCATAAATGGAACACTCGGTCACATTTTACTCGAAGAAGCTGAAATATATTACGATCCATCGCGTGCGGATTGTCAAGATCGATCGGAATTTATGAATAATACGGTCAGGGATATAAAGGGTAATTACAACGGAACAAAGACCGGTATATCTGAGTATAATCAGTTTTGGGATCAAGACGTCGAGAATAGTGGTATAGCGACCAATAATAATGTTGATTTGCGTCGCGATTGGACAGCTATGGTTTGGTTGAAACCGAACACCAACGATAATTTATCCGGGTGGAGAATTCTGGGACACGGAACGACGACAACGAACGGGGGACTTCATTTTCAAGGTGCAGATACCACGAAGATCCGCGCCGGTATGTATGGTAACGATATTGATGTGGGGACAGTCACGGGGATGAGTCGTAGAAGAGAATGGAACTGTATGACATTTGCATATTACCACAATAACGGTGTAGCGGGTGGTTGCGATAAAATGATATACCAAAACGAGCGTTTAGTTGGACATCAACAAGGGGGTGTTGGTGATGGAACTCATTTTAGTAACAACGTCGGTGGGTCTGCTGCACAGAACGGGCATCAACCGTACTCGGCGTCACCAAATAAACTCAGGTTTGGTGCAGGGTTTTCCTCCGGGTCAAGTGGTAAGCAATATCAACATATAGGACCGTGTATATTTATTCCCCGATTTTTATCAATTCAAGAAGTTCGATCACTGTATAGATTTTTCGAGATGCGGTACTCACTTGCGGGTTCGAGTAGCGGTTAATTTATATGTATGACAATAGTATATGAATAGTCGTGTAGACATAATCAGACGACTTTTATTCGAAAACACGAATCTTATTCATACATGCGAAAGTGGTGACGACATTGCAGAGTATTACGATTCTTTTCCGGAACCAAAAAAGGTATCAACTACAGAATTTATCGCATTGGTAAATCAGGAATTACGAACCGAAGGTTTAAAACAACTCCGCCAAGAACGCAACAGACGGCTCGCCGAGGTAGATTGGGTTTTCTCGACAGATTACCAGATTGAGGATACACTCTATAAAGAATGGCTCGCGTACCGCAGGGCTTTACGTGACCTTCCCTCGGCGACAGAGGATCCAGCGAACCCCGTATGGCCGGAAAAACCGGAAACGCCTACGGGTAAAACGGAGGGGATCCAGACCCCACACTTCGTGGCCACGTTAATGACCGAAAACAGCCAATTACGGTCAAAGGTAACAGCGCTCGAGCGTAAATCGACAAAATTCGAGCTCGATATCATCGACATGAAACGACGTATTCAAAAGGTAGAAACTTAGAGAAATGAAACACTGTTTCCGTAAGTATGGATAGTTTCGTCGAGGGTATAGGTCTTGTGAGTTCCATTTTAATCACGATTATGTTCGTACCCCAGATCGTTCACGTATACAGGACAAAGGATACAGACGCACTTAATTATGCGTTCCTGAGTATAAATATTGTCGCGAGTATTCTCGGTCTCGTATACTCGATTTATTATACGGTCATTCCCATGATTGTCGCAAACACATCAGCTGGTTTATTTTCCATATCGCTCATCACTATGAAACGATTAAACGGGCTTAAAGACCAGTCACCAGTATAAGATGGGAAGGAGCTTTCCCCGTCTCTCATAGCTCAGTTGGTTAGAGCGTGCGACTGTTAATCGCGAGGTCATCGGTTCGATCCCGGTTGAGAGAGACACCCACCTTTTACGAGTGTATCCCACCCGTAAAAGATGTTTACTAATTATAGATGAACCAACATATCCTGACAGGCCAGGTTGATGTCACGAGTAATCTACTCGTAGGGTCATCACACTTGTTTGTTGATACGACGAATAACCGGGTCGGTCTTGTCACGAATGATCCACATGCCGGTTTACACGTAAACAGTAACGCGTACGTGGATACCGATTTACGTGTAGGTTCGCAAATTGAAATAAACGAAACACCCGGACGCATCAAGGCTGCGTCGTTCGAAGGCGACGGGTCACTTTTAGTGAATGCCCCCGTCGGGTCACTCGCTGTCCACAGTACAGATACGGGTCTACCC